CAGCAGAGGATGTGGACACTGCGGACTGGAAGGCGAAGTTTGATGCGGTGATTGCCGACCTGCAGGCATTGGCGGAGAAGTACGAAGGTTAATAGCGTAACGGTACCCCCACTGACCCATTGCGTAATGCTACAGGTTGGTGGGGGTATTTTCTTTTGTAGGGAAATATGTCGCAAAGAGGTTTATTTTGGAATTCAATTGTGTTAGACTAAATGTGTGTAAACTAGTATCAAAAAGGAGAGTTTTATTTTGTTTGATGATAGAAGCTTTAAGATAACGTTAATTAAGGCGTTAGAACACAATGCGAATAATATAATTACATATGATACAGAAAAAATGTGGGAAATTATTACGACTCTTCCTAGATGTAATCTATATATTGAAGATACCAGTATTTTTAGTAGGCGCGAATGGAATACATTTTGCTCTATACTTCATATTCAAGTTCCTGTTGATAAACAAGCTTTATTTAAAGGTGAAGCTCAAAATATATTAGATGTAGCAGAGAGTATCTATGGCAGAAAAGGCGATAATTTCTTAACTCATATTGATATTGGAATTTTAATTGAGCACTATGATGTCATAGATTTTTCAGAAATTTCGTTAACAGAAGTTATAACTAAAGCAATAGCAGACGCAGAATTACTTATGAGTCATGGAAAATTTGATTCAGCATTTGATAGGGTTCATACGGCATTCCACGGATATTTACGAAAGATTCTAGATAACAAAAGGATTGCATATGAAGAATCAGAAACTTTAAATCAGCTATATAATAAACTCCACACTAATATAAGCTCTAATATATCCTCTACGCCGATAGCGGAGTTAGTAAGATCTTGTTTACGAAGTTCATCAGGTGCTATAGCCTCCATTAACGATATGAGAAATCGGCATTCCCTATCACATCCTAATGAAACCCTCCTACAAAATAGAGAGGCTGAATTTGCGATTAAGCTTGTCAAGTGTTTGTCTGAATATATAAACAATGTTATATAAGATTCGGGGGGGGATTAGTAAGTTGCGACACTTTCCTGCTATTGGTGACCGGCTATATCTTTTGCAAAAGGAGATTGTGGTCATGAAAATTTTAAAAGGATTTAGTTTAGTCCAAATACGTTATCTAGAGGACTCCATAGGTTTTTTTATAGATATCTGTGCTTTAACAGAAAAACCTGATTTTACTAATTCAGTTTCTTTACAGATTCTTAGGAGGTGTGGCAGTTGAGCATACTAACTTTCATTGAAGGCTATTTAGAAGGCAATGCTTGGGAAGAATTATGTGTTATGTGTTATACAAGTCGATATCAAAATGAGCACTATAAACCAATCCCTGCTGTTCAAGGGGGTGATGGTGGCATAGAAGGCTTTACAATTACAGGTATTGTTCATCAGTGTTATTGCCCAGAACGAGAATATTCGGAAGATCAGCTGTATGAGCACCAGCGAAATAAACTCACAACTGATATCAATAAATTGCTTTCACCAAGATATGCTGAAAGGTTGAGCACATGGGGTGTTCCACCCGTACTAGAATGGCACTTTAATATTCCTGAGTATAAAGATTCACGAATTCTTACTCATGCTGAAACAAAGCGCAGAACAGTTTTAGAAGCCAAAAAAGCCGCCCCAGACAGTTACAAGTATATATGTGACGATTTTCGAATCATAATAAAGACTGCAGAAGATTTTGCTCCTGAAATAAGCAAAATAATTAGAACAAATCTTACGGACTTGAAACTTAATCTTGCCATTCAACATAACGGTGCCCCCGACTGGTCCCAATGTGATTCTGATAAGGTTGCAAACATTCGCAGAAAAATCAAAGCAGTTATGCTCGTTCATGATGATACGAATGAAGATTTAAAAGAAGTTATTGATTTATATATCGGCTTTTACATAAGCGGCTTGGAAATTATGAACTCTCTGCGTATAGATGCGCCAGAGTTTTATGTGGATTTATATAAACTAGAGCAAATGTATAAAAAGGAAGTAAAACTCAAAACAAGAATGCACACAAATCGGGAATTGAATGGTCAACTTTTTAATGAGATACTTAATGATTTTCAGTCAAAACTGGAAAGAGATTTTTCAAAGATATTGACGCAAGCCTCTATCGGAGAATTAAAACATGATATGGTTGCAAGCTGGTTAGCTGATTGCTCAATGGAGTTTAGGAGCGTTTAAGTTATGACAGAGAACTCTTTACTACAGAATAATATAGTATTTAATGCTAAACCTGATGCGGTCCCTTATAACTATCGTATTAGCTATAAGGTATCACAGATATGCTTAATAATGAACATTTGTAGTTTGCAAGGAAGTTGTTCATTGATTAAGCTACACATGATTTCTTCTTCACTTTGTACTCGTGAAAATATGGACAAGCTGCTAAGCTTTGCCAACCAGGACCTAACCAATCCTCCTGTTGTTAGATTCGATCCAGCAGTAAATAAAGCGCTAACCTATGCGGTAGCATATGGATTAGTTATACAGCAAAAGACAGGTAATTATAAATTGACGAATAAAGGCAAGAATTTTGCTGAACAGATTATACTTGTAGGCGATTTAATGGTGATGGAAATAAATTACTTATCAAAATTATCAAAGAAATTAACAGAAGGCAGAATCAAAGACTTAACAGATGTTTGGAGGATCGGCTATGTTGAAAATTAATAAACTTCGCGTAGAGATTAATACTGTAAATGGATTATATGGTATTGATGCTACTTTTCATAGCGGATTGAATTTTATTGCAAGTTCTGATAATACCTGCGGAAAAAGCTCTATTCTCGCTGCAATATATTATTGCCTCGGCTTAGAACAAATTATTGGTGGTGCTGGTGGTATTGGCAATAAAGTTTTGACGTCTGTGTTCAAGTCAGCTATTGAAGATGGAGGAAAGTCTTGGTCCGTTACCGAATCCGGCGCATATTTAGAAATTTCAAATGGCAATGAAACAATTACTATTTATAGGAATGCGCTTGCGTCTAATAATCGCGATAATAGGCTGGTAACGGTTTATCACGGAGACTATAATTCTATAACCGATCCAAATATTTCATGTGAAGATATGTTTGTCAATGTTACAAATTCGGCTACAAGCGAAAAAGGATTTCATACGTATTTAGAAGAATTTCTTCATCTAGGATTGCCAGAAGTTCGTACATCGGACGATAATGAGCGAAAATTATATCTTCAAGTGGTTTTCGCAAGTATGTTTATTGAGCAAAAGCATGGATGGTCTGATATTTTTTCAGGTATGCCTATTTTTGGCATTAGAGAGTCTAAAAAGCGAGTTATAGAATACTTATTAGGTTTGGATTCTTTGAAAAATGAAAAAGAGCGTGATCGCCTAAGAGCGTTAAAGTTGAAGCTTGAACAACGCTGGGAAAAAGTAGTTTCTGACATTGAACTACTTGTAATGCGCGATGCATGTAGAATTGATAATCTTCCTAACCATCCTCGTGTTTTATCAGATAACGATTATAATCGTATTCATCTAGTTACACTAGAAGGAGAGGACATTAATAAGGAAATTACACGACGTGAAATTGAATATGAGTCTTTGAGAGAGCTAAAGCCGCGCGTTTTTGATAATTTTGAAGCACTAAATAAAGAACTTGCAGAAACTGAAAGCACAATACTATCATTCGAAGCAAATGTTAAAGAACTCACTATCCGCATTTCTCGCGAGAATAATGCCATAAATCATCTTATCAGGGATTTAGAAATAATTAATACAGACATCCGTAATAATAATGATGCAGCAAGATTGCAAAAATTTGGATCTGTAGCTGACGAAACATCTTCCAACATATGTCCAGTATGCAAGCAACATATTCATGATACGCTGCTTTTAACAGAGACTGACGGCTTATTTATGAATATTGAAGAAAATATTCGTCATCTAAAAGCTCAGAAAGCAATGTTGGATTTCTCGCTATCTAGCAGGAAGAATAATAAAGGCACCTTAGAGAAACAGAAGTCTTCAATTGAATCACGCTTGTTTACTCTGCGCCGCTTAGCTCAATCTTTACGGTCCGATTTATTCACAACAACTGACACCGAAGCATCTGAGTCAATAATGCTTAAACGTATAGAAACAAGTCGACGAATTGAAAAATTGAAACAACTAGATGCGGAAATATCATTATATATTGATCAGCTTCGAGATTTATCTGGACAATGGAATACATACTTGTCAGAAAAGAAAAATTTGCCTGGAAAGGGTATTTCGGAATCTGATTCAAAAAAGCTTAATCTTTTGAAAAACAAATTTGTAGACAACTTGAAGAATTATAATTATAACAGTTTAACAAGCTTTGATGGGATTCAAATTTCTGAAGAGTCGTTCTTACCAACAATTGATGGTTTTGATATGAAGTTTGATTCATCCGCTAGCGATGGTGTTAGAGTAATTTGGGCCTTCACAATGGCTCTATTACAAATATCTAAAATTACAAATGGGAATCACCCTGGTATTTTGATAATTGATGAGCCTGCACAGCAGAGCATTGTTCCCGCTGATATGAATAGTTTTATTGATTCGGTAATAGATTTGGGGAAAACTAGTCAAGTAATTATTGCCATTACACTTAATAGCGACGAGCTTGTAAATATTATTAACCGTCTAGAAGACAGCTCATACAATAAAGTAGAGATTGATACAAGAGCATTTAAGCGTTTAATTTGATAGAAATAGCGAATACAATAATAATCTATTTGTATTGCGGAAGTTGGTATTTTGAATAATGTTAATTAATGATTGGTTGTGTAAATTTGTAGATTAGAAAGGAACGAGAACTCCATGAATAATAAACAATTCGATGATGCTTTCACTGCTGCGGGTGGGTGGTTTATTTTAACTCAATTTGAAGAAATACTTAATTGGGCTGGGTCTGTAGCCGAGCTGGTAGACCATCTTTACGGAAAAGGATTTGACGAGAAAAAAACTGGTACCAGCACGAGAGTTTCCAGTGTCTTGAGATTGATCGAGAGCCAGCGTGGCGTTGACGCCTTAATAAAAGTACGTGATTCTAAACGTATCAATCAAATGCATCCTGAAGCTAAAGAAATGGCAAGTGAACTTCTAAGCAAGTTTTATAATCTTTAA